TTCGCCGTCGTTGGCGAAGTGACCGTGTACGACCCGATGGAGTCGCCCGCAACCGCAAGGATTGGGAGCGAGCCAGCGGCTGTCACAACCGAGCCGAACGTCGCGCCTGCAGCCTGATCGGCCTGTGCAGGAGCGTTGTAGCGGACAAGGTTGGTCAGCTCATTGACCAGACCAGCGTAATCCGTTGGCGAGCAAAGGATTGCTGATGGTGCACCACCATTGTCAAGAACCGAGGCAACAGCGCTATTGATTGAAGCGAGGTAGGCAGCAGTGCCCTTCGTTACAATCTCGCCCTGACCAGCGGCAGTTCCCAAGAGCTTGCGGAGACCGTCAAACCCGTTCGCGTCATACGCGCCGAGCTCAGTGGTCGCGCCTGCACCAGAGGTGACCGTGGCGTTACCCTGGAAGAGAGTCTTCTGAAGCTTGCCAGCGATGGCGGTTACGCCAGAGGCAAGTTCCGAAGAAAGACCGTTGAAGGGCGAGCCACCCTGCGTAAGGGCGAACTGGCTCTTCAGCGTGATTCCACGGCGGGTCGCAAGCACGGCGACGTTAGTCGTCTGGCGAGCGTAGGTCGCGGAATCATCGGTCACGGTGCCGGTCTCCGTCTGGAAGACGGCGTCACCGTAAGCGGTCTGCTGGTTGAACGCGTGCACGAGGCCGTTTGCCGGCTCCTTGCGGATGCGCTCAAAGAATGGGAAGCGCTTTACAAACAGCGAATAAAGGATTGGCTCAAGGTCCTGGCGGATAAGAGCCGTTCCACCGCTGCTGTCCAGCAACTTCGTGATGTTCGGGTTCGCGGCCGCAAGGCGATTGAGGATATCAGCCGAAGCCTGCTTCCCCGTCTCGCGACCTGCCTGAATGTCAAGGGCTTCACCGAGCTCAGCCGTGTTCATCTTTGAGAACTTCTTGCGAAGTTCGCGCTGAACAGCATAAGCCTCGGCGACGTCCAAATTATCGCCACCGTCTCGGGCAACGATTGCAGTGTCGTTCAGGGACTCAAGTCCCTTGTGAACGTCCTGCAGCTTCTCGCGAAGTGCGTCGCTCATAATTTTTTTACTCCTGTGCGTCAAGAAGACGCGCGATGAATGGGTCCAGCCACGGGGCTTTCTCACCATTCGTGGACTTAACAGTATTGGTTCCAACGTTCTTGCGTCCCATAGGCACGTTGATCATGCGACCAACGAGGTCCATGGCCTTCGCAAGTTCTCCCTCAACCTTGGCCTTTTCTGCAGACAGATCGGTCATGGCTGCCTTAACAGCAACGACCTCCTGTTGTGCAGAAATGGCTGCATCGAGTGCCGACTTGGCGATGGCTGCGACTTCCTCCAGAGAAGTAGCTGGCGCATCTTCGGCAACAACCCCATCAGCAACTTCGGCAACTGCCTCGGCAACCTCAGGGGCGGGCTCCTGAACGACCTCAAGAGTCGCTTCAGTATCAGAAATTGGGGCCTCTTCCACCACTTCCTCGCCGTCCTTCTGGACGCCAAGGCCTTCAAGAACCGCAACGCGGTCTTCTTCGGTGAGATCGGCAAGGATCTCGCTGATTCCAGCAAGAACCTGATCGCTTACGCCACTCTTGTAGCGCGGGCTGACATTTGACTTGTCTTCAGCAGCCTTTGGTGCCTCTTCCTTAACTGGCTCTGGAGCCGGTGCAGGCGCAGGCGCAGGCGCTGGAGCAGCAGCAGGTGCTGGTTCTGGCGCTGGTGCGGGCGTTGGCTCTACGGCCTTTACGCTAAGGTCCTCAACAACTTCCTCTGAACCGCAATCGCATCCGCCCTCTGGGCATTCGCACGGCTCGGCAGAAGCCTTGATTTCCTCTGGTGCTGCTTCCTCTTCCTTCTCCTCTGCAATTGCAGCAGGAGCGGCGATATCAGCGGCTGGCTTCTCGCCATCGGTGCTGACAGTTACGGTTACGCGGGTCTTCTTCTCCGCGTCAATGACCTCATCCGCAGCGGCGGTCTCAACGACCTCCCCGGCGACGAGATCCTTCTCGGTCTCGGACATTTCTGTCTCCTCGTCTTCCTCCGCCTCAACTGGCGGATTGCTTGGGGTGAGTGCGCTGAACTTCACAGCCACGTACACACCACTATCTTCCCAGTCTTCGCCATGAGGGGCGTAGACACAGATAATTGCCACCGGGTCTTCCGGTGTTGCCTCAACAGACTCTTCAGAGCCAGGAAGCTCAACGCTACCGCCGGTGATAATTTCTTCAATCTCACCATAAGCAGCCTGATCCCCAATCTGCCAGTTGACATAATCGCCAACCTGCAGTGAGTCGGGGGCTGCTTTGATAGCATCTTTTTCAACGTCTTCCGCAGGCTTAAGTGCCTCAATTTTGCGGAGCGTAGAGAACTTGTGACCAACAAGCTTGTCAGTCTCACCCCAGCCATTTCCCTGGGGGCGATAAATGCGGATCAAAGCCGCTGGGTCTTCTGGGGTTGCATTAATCTTGAAGTCAGACTCAGGAACCCCAAGAACGCCTTCGCGCATTACGTGCTCAATGCGGCCCTGCGCTGCTCCACCGCTTGAATCCCAGCGAACAAAATCGCCTTCGGACAAGTCTTCAGGGCCAGCCTTCTCAACAATTTGAATTTCCCCAGACTGCTCGGCCTGCTTGAGGCTCTTAAGAGCGTTCTGGAGGTAGGAGCGCTGATTTGCTGGGATGCCAACGACTGATGTTTCAAGCAACTTTACGCTTTCAATGACGTAAGTATCTTCGCCACCGTTGCCCTTTTTCTTAGAAACCTTGTCAACACGGGCACCAATGGAGAGTCCAAGCTTGACTCCGCGCTTAATTGCGCGGTACGTCTTCATTGCAAGTGGGTTCTCGTCTTCGCCAACGACACGGACATCAACATCAAGGTCGTAAACATCTTGGCCGCTCTCATCATCAAAGCGCTTAATAATGCGCGCGTCAGTCACGGAGCCAAACAGGTCATCTGGGACGTTGTAGTTGTGATTTAGGAAGACGGTCATATTCTGCTTTGCCGTCTCTTCCATGGTCTTCAGGGCAGAGAGGGTCATCTCGTCGCCGTGAAGGTCTCGGATTGTTGAAGATGTGGTGCCGGTTACGTGAAGGTCACCGTTGTCGGCGGTATATGCCTTCAGTGCGTTCGTGTATAGCTTAAAGTCCACGTAGCCTCCAAAGCTGTTGGTTTACTAGAACACCATATAATGTTACGCTGCGTCAATACCTGACTTTTCTATGTATTTTCTAGGGGTTTTTGACCCCTTTTCTTATGCCCTATGCTTGCAGTATATACCAATATGCCGGCAAAGTTATGGACTACAAAAGTTTATGTTTCTTAACCAGCGCTTTACCAAACATAAAGGTGTACAATAGGAGTATGACGCAGTGCCACCTGTGCGGGGAAATTAACTACTCGGGCGAACAGATCAAGGATCTGGCCCGAGCGCTGATTCGTCTCCAAAGGCAGATCCAGCCAGTAATTGAGTCTTATGAGAAGGGTAGAAAGGCTCATCCTCGCTGCGCCTCTTGTGGCATCCTCGCTGGACCAGAGCACCTTGTTACAGAGCTCATGCCAGAGCCGATGATTCCACGAGCACGCGGGCAGAAGCGCTATAACGTCTGCCAGTGGTGCTATACGGACCTTCATAAGAGCCGCCAAAGTGTTCCACAGCGCCGCAAGATCCAGCAGCGAGTAGACGAGATGCTTAAAGGCGAGGATGAAGAGACAGCAGACACAGATATTGACAGTATTATGCGAGCCATTCACAATGAGTTAATGTCTAGCGACATACAGGCTGAACCGAAAACGGATTGGGAATCAGCAGATGACGACTCCGAGCGTTGATTCAACCACGGTAGTACAGTTCTCTGACGGCGAGTTCGTGGTGCCGGTCTGGTGGATGCGCTCGCTTAATAGAAGGACAACGGGCTATACAAACGGCGTGCGTATTGTAAACTGCACGCTTAACGAGATGAGACAATTTGTCAACAATGATATGCTTGCCGACACATGGTCGGATGCAATCCGCAGGCAAAGGAGTAGGGCAAGGTAATGGCTGAGCAGAGATCAATTTTTCAGCGCCTATTCGGCGGGGGCTCTCAGGAGTCGGTAGAGAAGGCCTTGCCTTCACTTGTGCCAGATGCTGGCCCATACGCGCGCGGCGCATACGGTATGAATACCGTTACCAAGATGAGCACCGATCAGTTGCGACGCTGGTCGCGCAACAACCCGTGGATTCGTGCTGCAGTAAACCTGCGCCGACAGCAAATCAGCCGCGCAAAGTGGGACATTGTCTCAACCGATGCTGGCGATAGCCCAGATCCACGAACCGTGCAGAAACTGCGCGAGCTTTTCCGCCGACCAAACCCGAAGGGTGACTCGTGGCGTTCATTTATTGAGCCGATCATTGAAGACATCCTTGTCCTAGATCAAGGCGCTATTGAGGTTGAGAAGAAGATTGGGTCAAGGGTTGGAGCAGACCCTATTGCATACCTCTGGAGCAAAGACGCTGCAAGGATTGCGTTTGACTCATCGTGGGATGGACGAGACGAAAATAAGCCGCGCTACTACGAGCTAGACGGAACTGGTAAGCAGGTTGAGTCCTACAAGAATGACGAGTTGATTGTCGTTATTGCAAATCCAGTTACATACAGCCCAATCGGACTTTCGCCGCTTGAGGTTCTTGCCGAGACAATTACCGCAGACCTTGACGCCGCTGCCTACAACGCAAAAGCAGTTTCTCAGGCCGCGCCCCCAGGCGTGCTGCACCTTGGTGAGGGTGTTCGCCCAGATCAGGTTGACTCGTTCAAGGCGTACTGGGAAGCTGAAGTCGCTGGCAAGAGCCAAATCGCCATCACTGGCGGCGGCAAGGGCATGCAGTGGCTTCCGCTCGCAGCCTCCAACCGTGACATGCAGTTTATGGAGTGGCAGGTTTATCTTGCACGAAAGATCTGCGCTGTCTTCGCGGTACAGCCGCAAGACATCGGAATCTCGTTTGACATTAATCGCTCAACCTCCGAAACCAACGCTGCATTTACATACGACAACGGAATTGTTCCGCTGGCAGAGTTGATCGCCGAGTACCTTACTCGAGAGGTTGTTGCTAGGTATGACACCGACCTACGCTTTGTATTCACGGAGATAGGGCGCACCGCACAGCAGACCATTGCTGAATACAACAAGATGGCTCTTGGCGGCCTGCCTTGGCTTCGCATCAATGACGCCCTGCGAGAGCGCGGTCAGGACGGAATCGGTGAGATTGGCGACCAGATCATGTTCCAGACCCCAAAGGGATACGTGCCGTCAGATCGCTATGGCGAGTACCTTGAAAAAGTTGTTTTTGGCAGCGCAGCGGTTAATGAGCCGCCGACCCCAGAACCTACTGGTATTCCTGACGGAGAGGATATGGAGCCAGATCCAGGCGCTATGGGCACGCCAAATCAGAACCCATCAGATCTTGAAAATCGTCTAAAACTCACTATTGAGATTGATGAAACCAAGGCTGCTGGAGACTCAATTATTGTCTCCGACATTGACGGAACGCTAACCACGTCAGATGGGAGTGACAAGGTAAATGAGGTCGTTGCTGATTACCTGAGGCGCAAGTCTGAGACACACCGAATCTTTATCGTAAGTGCAAGATCGGTTAAGCGGCTTGAAGAGACCCGCTCGTGGCTTGAGGAAAATGACATCCCGCACGATGCAGTTCATCTGAGCGACTTCCCGGCAGGTGCTGGGCTACAGTTCAAGAAATACAAGATGTCTAAGATTCTTAAGGAAAACGGTCGTGTTGTTGAGGCAATTGACAACGATGCCGACGTTCGCGATGCATATAGGTCCGCTGGGGTTAGCAAAGTCCACGGTCCTTCGGATGTTTCCGATAAGCATGCTGCTGCGGACTACTCTGGAATTAGCCTAAATGTCCCATCTGCGGTAAAGGCAGAGGCAAAGCGCGGACTTGCCTGGCGACAGGAGTATGGGCGGGGCGGCATTGGGCCTGGGCAGACTACTGCAAGAATGCTCATCAGCAACACAATGACTATTCCTCGCGTGCGGAAAATGCGCGCCTTCCTAGCCCGTCACGAAGTTGATAAGCAGGGAGAAGGTTTCAAGCCAGGTGAAAAGGGATTCCCATCAGCTGGTCGTATTGCTTGGGCGCTATGGGGCGGTGACCCAGGTGTCTCTTGGGCTAATAAAGTGATGCGGCAGGTTGAGGCGCGCGAGCGCAAGGACTAACCAGTGGGGGACAAGAACTACCACAACCAACCATGCTTCTGCCTTCCATGTCGCGTTATGCGAGTTGAGTCTGGAGACGATAAGAAGGCAACTCAAGGAGCGCCGCAAGGAAAGCCGCCAGCAAAGCAGAAGAAGTCAGCCAAGTCCTCCTAGTCAGAGGTTGACACACCAGCCTTCGTCGCATATGATGCGGACATGGGACACGATTATCCAGTTGCATTTGCGCAAGGACATAGTAGAAACTATGTTGTAGCATACTACCTGCAAGACCACGGTATTGACTGTGTGGTTCCAGATTTTGCTCTGGCGAAGACCGTTGAGGAGCGTAGGGTCTTTAGCAAGAAAGAAAAAGATGTCATCCTGCCAGACGGGTCAGTGATTGAGGTCAAATCAATACAGCAGGAATTTACATGGGATAGGAAAAGCTTCCCGCTCCCAAGAATTATTGTTGACACATACGATGGATGGCGCGAAAAAGAAGTCAAACCAATTGCCTATGTTTTTATTAGTCAAGTCACTGGGGCAATGCTGAGCCTAAACACAGCAAATCGTTCTAGGTGGTGGACGGAGAGGAAGATGGACAGATATCGCGGCGAGGAGTACAACTTTTACTTTGCCCCATCTGACGAGCTGCGAAGCATGAGTGCCCTTCTGGACTTCCTTAGGGTAAGGCTTGGTGTTGCAGCATGAAGCGCTCCATGATTAAGCGGACCATCCGCCACAAGGACCCTGTCAGCAGAGAGGTCTACATGGAGGTCTACCGCCGCGACGTTCGCTGTGTGGGGCCAATGGTGGGAATGCCCGGGCTGTGCGGGAGCCAGTTTGGGCCCCAGGCACAACCCACCATGGAGCTTGACCATGTCAACGGCTCTGGCCTTGGGAAAAGAGGTCCATCTATACCAGAGAATCTTGTGCTACTTTGCGGCTTGCACCACAGAATGAAGACCGAGCAATCTAGGGTTTGGCGACCAAGGCTTAACGAATACCTCTCAAAGCACTATAAGTAGGTTGTCAGGGGTTGACATGTCAATAAAAGACCCCCATAATGGTGGGTACGGAGGGAGATACGTATGCAGTGTTTGATGTGCGGGAAGCAGGTGGCTTCAGCGGCGGCCGTAAGGTGCTGGTGGTGCAACCATAAACATCGCTCATCATCTGCTGCGGCGACTCTTGAGGTACGGGCTCAGGAAATCCTGAACCTAAAAAAGTCTGGCATGACCATGGTGGAAGTAGCCAGAAAACTTGGAATCAGTCGCCAAAGGGCGTACCAGATTCTAGGAAAGGCGAAAAATGACGGAAAGTGAATTTCTGAGTCTAGAGTTGTTTGGACGACAACTTTTTGGCGTAGCGTTGCAGGTAACGCACGGGGCTCAAGACGCTCAGGGTGAGCACGAAAAAGAAGGGTTTGTTGTTCGCATTTTTGAGCAACTTGAGGAGATGTTCTCGGAGTCCATTCCGCCACGCACAGAAGAGGAGATGCGCGCAATCCGAAAGGGCGCAAACCTTGCCTGTGAGGAGTGGGTCAGGCCAATCTCTGAGCCGAGCCTGCCAGGTGTCTCGTCTTAGTGGTGCCAAATGGCGGGAGGTTCGCCAAATGCAGCGCGCAACCACCAAGCATGTTTGGCAGATGGTTGATGATACTGGAATAAAAGTTGAACTTCTGGCACAATATATGGGCTGCAACGAGAATTACCTTCGCGATCTTCGGAGAGCGAATGTGCCGATGAGCGGACCGATGCGGAAACGCTTCAGTCAGTTGTTTGGGGTTCCGGAGCAGGAATTGTTTATGGAATACCTTCGCGAAAGCGAAGCAATAAAGAGGAGGAAGTAAAGCATGGCTTACGGAAATGCACCAGCGCCAGAGAAGCGCAAGGTTTTTGCAGCGGACTACGTTGAGGTAGCGGACCGCATTCGCGCGTGGTACGAGGCTTATCCAAGTGGTCGCATCGTCACGCAAATCCTTGATATCAATGATAAGCGTGTCGTTGTGCGCGCAGAAGCATATCGGGGTGAGGAGAAGGACGAAGCACCAGCCGGTGTTGGTCATAGCTCTATGAATATCCCAGGCAGCACGCCGTACACTCGCGGATCTGAACTTGAGAACTGCGAGACCAGCGCTGCTGGGCGCGCACTGGTCATGGCGGGCTTGCCCTCAAAGAAGGTTGCCTCTGGCGATGAGATCCGTGCGAAGAGCGGCTCCGCCCCAAAGGCTGATCCAATCGTCGCAGCAGCAAAGGAAATCTTTGCAGATGTTGACATTGAAGAGACCCCAATTGTTTTGAACTGGCTTGATGCGATTCAGGCCGCGTCTGATGCAAACGAGCTGCAGAAGGTTGGTCAGGATATTTCTGGCCTAGATATGACTGATCGAGAACGACAGGTTCTTCAAAGCGCTTGGAAGAACAAGCGCGCGAAGTTCGCCTGATGGAGTTGATTAGATACGAAGAAAGGCACCCAGAGTACATCAGCGTAAGCGAACTAAGAGAGTTTCTCTCTTGCCCGCTTCGCTGGTGGTATAAGTACCGACTCGGTCTCTGGACGGATAAAACCACGCCGTTTTTTGCTCTTGGCACGTCAGTGCATTCTGGTCTCCAGAATTGGTATGAGCCAATTGCTGGCGGCAAGAAGACTGGTGACCTTGGTAAGGCATACGATGCCTATAAGTTGACCTACGCGCAGGAATCACAGAAGGTTGACTGGATTGCGGAGAAAGATGCTGATCCGATTGGCCAGCAAGCGATGGGCCAAGAGATGCTCCGCGCCGCACTCACCGAAGGCGACAATTGGGTTGCGCATGCGGTTGAGCGGACGATGTACGCCGAGATTAAGCACAGCAGACTTGGCAAGCTGCCGATCAAATTAAAAGCCCAAGTTGATATGATCACCGAAGGCAAGGATGTTGTTGAGCATAAGACTGCATCTCGCAAGTGGGAAGAGGGTCGTGAGCATGGCGATATCCAAGCGACTGCATATGTGCTGGCAGTGCGAGATAATTTTGATCATGACCCCGCAGTGACGTTCAATATCATTAGCAAAAGCGCAAAGGCTCCGAATGTTGACCGACGAGTCACTCGCCGAGGTCAGGAAGAGCTTGATCGGCTTTATATTTCTGTTCGTTCGTTCCTTGACGCGCAAGAGAAGGGCGTATACCCTAATCCCTCATCGTGGGCGCACGCAACATGTGAGTACAGGAGGATTTGCGACCAATGGGAAAGTCACCCACAACTACTTCCAGAGAGAAAAGTGTTGAAAATGCTAGTGCCGGGACTTCGGGAGAGCAAGTCGGTCAAGGAGTAGTTGGGCGAACGCTCCCAGAGTGGCATGAATGGATTGTTCAGAAAAATCCGCAAGGGAGAATGGGCGATTTCATGTCTGCGGTCATGGGAAAACCGCTTGATAAGCGCCAAAGGGCACATCTAGCGGCAATTTACAGGAATTACCCAGGAGGAGCACCGGCATTGATGGCTTCAATCTGCTTTGTGGCAGTGAAAGAGCCAAAAGGTGACCCAGTTCTCTATTTGAAGCAACTTTCGGACAAGAAAAGATACAACAAGGGCTCGGTAGAGCCAAAAGAGAAAGGATTTAGTCGCGATGAATACGTTGAGTCATGATACTGAGCGATATGAAACTGGAATCCTGACAAAATCTGGAGTTCCACCAAGATATATGCAGCATTCTTTTGCAAGTTTTACAGTTTCAGACAAAACGGCGAAGGCATTTGAGGTCGCAACGGAATGGGCAGCGCTGCAAGACCCCAAGGATCGCGGATTTGCGCTCATTGGGCTTCCAGGTGTTGGCAAAACGCACCTTGCTGTTGCTGCCCTGAGGCAGGTTGCAAGGCTTTGGGGCCTTGAGAGGCAGTCTGAGACGTCAATTGACATCTATCGTGATCCGAAAGCCATGGTTGAGCAGAACATGCGCTTCATCAATGTCCCAATTTTCATGGATAAGTTGCGGGAGAGCATCAAACTAAGCGAGAGTCGGGCTCAAGACTTGTGGGATTTTGCGCTTGAACGTGCTTCGGTGATCGTCCTTGATGATTTTGGCAAAGAAAAGATCACTGACTGGGTGACCGAGCGACTCTATGTGCTCATTGAGAGCAGATATCAGAACCTAAAGTCAACCATCGTGACCTCAAATCGCACGCTTGATGAGCTAGACGACCTTGGGTATGGCGCTGCGGTCAGCAGACTGCAGGAAACTGGTCGTGTTGTTCGCATTGATGCGCTTGACCAGCGACCAAAAATTGGTTCTGGGGCACGATGACGCTTACGCACGCTTCATTTTTCAGCGGGGTTGGCGGGCTTGACCTCGGCTTTGAGCGTGCTGGCATAAAGACAATTAGCCTGTGCGAAAACGATCCATACGCCAGCGCGGTCCTAGCGCGTCACTGGCCAAACGTATACAATCATGGGGATATTGTCGCCTTAGCAGAACGGGAGGCTACTCATGGAGAAGAAAGAAATCATCAGCTTTCCAGCGCTGTACAGCAGGCAGCCGACGAAGTTCAACGATCAAGCGGACCCACTGACGCTAAAGGCGGGACCTCCGGCGGTGATGATTGGAGATATGCCGACATCTGGTCGGGAGGATTCCCCTGCCAAGACCTCAGCGTTGCAGGAACAAGAAAAGGATTTACAGGTGAGCGCTCAGTCCTCGCCTTTACCTTCCTTGACCTTGTGGAACGACACCGACCTCGGTGGCTGGTGCTGGAAAACGTTCCTGGGATCTTCACTTCAAATGGAGGACGTGACTTCCTCAGGCTCATCTCTGAGATGGACAAACTCGGGTATGGCGTTTCGTGGAGAACTTTGGATGCTAGATATTTCGGCGTCCCCCAAAGGCGCAGTAGAGTGTTCATTGTCGCAAGTCTTGGAACCGACCGCGCCAACGAGGTTCTCTTTGAGTGCGAAGGCGGCTGCGGGCATTCTCAGGCGAGCAAATCGTCGTGGCAGACAGCTACCACCGTCGCTGTTGGAAGCCCTGAAGTCGCTGGGGCAATCCTTGCTAGATACCGAAAAGGAACAAGCAGCACAGTTGAAACCGGACAAATTGTCCTCACAACAGCGCTTACTCGAGGAGGAATGGGTGGGGGATTCGGAGCAGACGACAACGACGCCCAGGGAAACAAGCTCGTCGTTGGTGAGAAGGCTGACACCGGTGGAGTGCGAGCGGCTAATGGGGTGGGAGGACGGCTGGACAATCGCTCCGAACTGGAACTCTCGCAAAAAGAAATAAAGTCGTGGAGAAAGTCTCGCCGCGCCCAGTCAGTTACTGCCCCAGAAACTTGGGTTGAAGACAACGTGGCGAATACACTCAACGTATTTGACATAGGTGATGGAAGGTCTACGCATATCATTGAGTCGGTTGGCGCAGATGACTCTGGGAATCTTTTGCCAGACAAACTTGACGGTAACAGGTATAGGTGCTGTGGCAATGGTGTGGTTGCTAACGTTGCCGAATGGATTGGCCGACGACTTATTGCGGTGAATCAGCAATGACTTGTGTGATCTGCGCCTGCGTTGGATGCTCAGAAGGGAATTGCTGCAGCCATAGTATGCGTACGTTTATTTACGGGGATCCGATACCGCAGGGCTCATCCCGGGCATTCAATCACAGCGGCAGGATCGTTGTAACGAGTGACAATCCAAATCTGAAGAAGTGGCGCACCTTTTGCGCCTTTGTATTACGGAAGGACATTTCCAGCGGCGCCCCGATTGACGGCCCTGTTGAGGTTGTCCTTGATTTCTACCTTGCGCGACCAAAGAGCCACTTCAATGGCTCTGGAACGTTGCGGAAGGGATATGGCATGGCGCACACTAGCAAACCAGACACGGACAAGCTCGTCAGAGCGATCTTGGACGCGTGTACGGATGCTGGGGTGTGGCATGATGATGCGCAGGTCGTCCGCTTGACGGCCACTAAGAACTATGCGACTACACCGGGGCTGCCTGGTGTTCGCGTAGAAGTAAGGAAGGTAGGCACAGATGATTAAGGTGCAGCTAATTGGTCGCGTCGGGTCAAAGCCAGAACTCCGCTCAACGAAGAGCGGACGAAATGTGAGCAACTTCAACGTTGCCGTTTCAGCAGGTAAAGATGCTAACGGAGAGTACGTCTCTAAGTGGTATGGCGTCACGTGCTGGGAGGCAAAGGCTGATCTTGCAGAGAAGATTGTCAATAAGGGCGATCTTTTGTTCATTGAGGGCAATCCAGAGATCTCTTCATGGACAGACAAGAGCGGCGTTGAGCACAATGAGTTGTCGGTAAACTGCAAGTATCTTCAGGTCCTTACGCGCAGCAAGCGCTCGGGCGGAGAAGAGGCACCAGTTCAGGCGGTCATTGCGCAAGACGTTGACTCTGTTTCGGATCTTCCCTTCTAGGGTCACGCTGGAAGATGCTTCTTCCAAAGAACGATAAGGTCCTGCTGGCGCTGCTCATGCAAAGCTCAGTGCTTGGCTTGTTGCGCGCTGGCGGGATCTATCGCCTTATTATGTTTGACGAACCAAGGATTGATCAGTCAACTCTTGACATCTACGGAGACCATTGGCAGATGTCTCTAGATGACTTTATTGAAAACGTTCGCGGATTTGACCACGAAGCGAATGAACACTTCCTTTTGTATTACCCAGAATCAACAAACCAGATGATGCTTGAGAGTATATACAGCACCGCACCAACCCTTGGTCCTATAGAGCTTGCATCTTATGTAAAGATGTTCCGGCCAATTCAGCGAGGCAAGATTAGCAAGTCGTAATGTGCTACAATCGGGACCCCAAACAACCCCGCGGTTGGCGGCCGCATTAGCATAAGGAGCTTACGCATGGTAAAGAGCATCAAAGAAAAAGACTTCATGAACGAAGTGCTTGCCTCAAAAGAGCCAATCATCGTTGATTTGTGGGCCCCGTGGTGCCAGCCATGCAAGGGCATCTCAAAAGAGTTGGATGCGGTCGCTAAGTCACACGGCAATCGCGTGCGCATTGTCAAGGTGAATGTTGACGAGAGCCCGTCGCTTGTTTCTCTGTTGGAAATCAAGTCTGTACCAACCCTGTTGTTCTACCGCGGTAAGAACTTTGCTCCGGTATCTATTGTCGGTGCAACCACTGCTCGTACCGTTGTCTCAAGGTTCAGGCTGGACGAACTACCGCCGCTCTCATGATTATTCCCCCCAAGCGAAGCGTAAAATTTTTTTGGGAACCGTCACCCCTCCCTCCCCGCTGCCGCAGGTCGGGGGTGTGCCGATGACCCAGCCACAGCCAGCCTCAACGCTTATTGAATACGTCCCCATCGGGGATTTGACACCTCACCCACGCAACGCCCGACAGGGTGATATCGGTGCGATCATCACCAGTATTGAGAAGAACGGGTGGTTTGGCACCATTGTGGTCCAGAAGTCCACCAAGTACATCCTTGCGGGCAACCACCGCTACATGGCGGCACAGCAGATGGGGATGACGCATCTCCCCGTCTACTGGGTTGATTGCGATGATGATCGAGCACTTGCGATCCTCGTGGCAGACAACCGACTCTCTGACCTCGGCACATACGACAACGATGCACTTCTAGACATTCTCTCTGACATCCAGAGCGCCGACATGCTCCTTGAGACTGGGTATGATGATCAGGACATTGCGCGACTGCTCGCGGATAGCCCAACCCCGAAAGAGGAGAAGCCGGCGAAGCAGATCACCTGCCCGTCATGCGGGGAGAGGTTCAGTGCGGAAGGATAGGGTCGTCTTCCGTCGCGCCCTCTATGTCAGGGACCTCAAAGCCCCGTGGGGTGTCGTCCCAGGTGACGGTGAACTCCCCGCCGAAGCGGTCGTACCGAGCGATAACCGTGCGCCCGATGGCGCGCAGGGCGTCCTCGGGGGTGAGGGCGATGTCCCTACCGCCGCTGTACTGGATCAGCCAGTGGGGGATCTTCCCTCGGATGTAGCGGACTCGGAAATCGTTCACGAGGACATTTTAGACCCCTGCAAGCCCAAAGACCGTAGCCGAACGATCTGCGAAACGGTAGAATAGGAGGACTATGGCATCCAAACCTTCTTGGGCAAAATCCTTCTCCTTCACGCTTGATTTTGAGCGTGGCATGCCTGGACGCATCCTTGCGACCTGGGAGGATTCGCTGCGCTTTTTGGACAACATCCTTCGGGAGCGCAAGGTGCAGCTGTACCACGTCTTTGTCCACTGGCACCCAGACCCAGACTTAACCCACTACTGCGGGGTCACCTACATTGACGAGAGGCGGATGGCCTTCTGCTCTGGGAACGACAAGTCAACTATGCTCCATGAGCTTGCACACCTTGAGTTCGGCCTCCACGAGCACGACGCCAAGTGGGCTGGCAAGTTGATTGACCTGCACCAGAAGTACCTGACCGGCAAGGAGCTTGAAAAGGCAGACGCCGACCTCGTCAAGGACTACAAGGCGGCAGCCAAGGTCATGAAGCGCCGAAAGGCTCGGACCGAGACGTCCACTCCAAAGCGCCATCGGCAGCACCACCGAAGGGGTAGCAAGAGTCGGGTTTAGGGAAAACGTCGCTCTCCGTGGCTCCTAGGGGCATCTCCGTAGATTTCTACCCGCTCCACCGTTGTCTGCAGAGCTATGATGTGCTACGTGATTGAGCGAACCTGCACTCGGTGTAAGGAAGACTGGCCGCCTGACGGGGAGTTCTATCGTCCAGGCAGAACCCAGTGCCGCGCCTGCGACTATGAGGTCAAACTCCTTGCGCCGTCGCGAACTCCTGAGGCACGAAAAAGGGAAGCGGAGCGCTCCAAGCGTCGGCGAGATGCTGCTGCCGCTGCACGGAGGGGTAGCTCAGCGGTTTAGAGCACTCGGCTTATATCCGAGCGGTCCTTGGTTCAAATCCAAGCCCCTCTACCATCACCTCTTGACACGTGCTTGCCGCGCCCGCTGAAAAAAAATTCTCAGCCACCGGTGTGTTGGCGATCAGGTCTTGACACTGGTTTGGGGGGTTGGTGCAAAATCGGCATGGCCCTCCCTTCCTAACGGCAGGGGGGGGTCTGGGTTCTGGTCGGGGGGTTGAGGCGGGGGGGGATCGGGAGCCTCGGGGCTCCCGATCCCTGTCCCCTAGCGGGCTGTGTAGTAGCGGAGGAGTCGGGCTGCTACGATCCGATCCTCATCTGTCTTGAAGGTTCCGTCTGCCTTCGTGCTGTTGTAGACCTCGGTGTAGGTGAAGGTTCCGATTATCCCCATTGAGAAGACTCGGAAGAGCCTCCCCAAGAGAGCGTCATCACTATGGTTTACCTCGGTGATCATTGCGCTTCGCTTCTGCTCTGGATTCATCTGGTTTACATCCTGTCGGATCGTTGCCAGAGTCCACATTGAGCCCTGTCGCTTCATCCTTTACTCCCTGTCGGTCG